CCTTGGTTCGTGTTTCAAGACGAGTGGGATACGAAAGCTTAAATAGGGACTAGCCAAAAAAAGGCCAAATTGCAAAAAATCCCTATGTAGCTCAAGCGCATCCCCTTATGGCATGATAAATTTCGCGCTCTTTTAACTCTCCTTGAATGAATTCTTTTCACCTTTCCTTCACAGTACTTGTACGCTATTGGTTCTCAATACTTTATTCAGTATTCGGAGCTTTATATCTCCGAAAATCGACATCCATTTCCAAGGATATTTACTCGATCCCGACGAGAGCCCTGCTTTTTGCGTTACGGGTGTGAATACTTTTATATTCTTTAAAAACTTGTGCTAATGTGAAAAACATTATTTAGGTATTAGTGGTAGTGATGCATCGACGATTGTGTCTTTGTTTAGTGGTGGATCTAGTTTATATAGTAGTAGTGTGTAGTTGTATCCGACTGTGACTGCTGAATCTGCTGCGTGTGCAGCATCTTGAAATTCAATGAAGTCTTCAATTCTTGGGAGATTTACTCCATCCCAATAAACTACGTTTGATCCTATCGACATGAATGCGTTGGTGCTTGTATCATCAGTGCTATCTGCATACGTTACTAGTGTTTGTGTTCCGACAGATGAATCTTTTACGAATAGTGTTGCTGCTACTGATATGACGTCATAAACTAATTTTGCTGCTCTGATCCCACCTTTTAACAGTTGGAATGCTTGTTCAGCGTATGAAACGAGTTGTTTATTTGTCATAATTCCAGCGGAGTACTTATCTGCGAAACTTGTTTTGTATTTGTCGTATGAGTAGTTAACTGCTACTGTGTGAATTCCTTTCACTGAGTTAGAAATGGTTGATGCTCTGGGCAGTCTTACTACAAGGTAAGACCCTATCCCAGCCTGATCAAGCCAATTCTTTCTTAGCGTTTGGCTCACTAGTCTGAATCTTTCGTTTAATATTGCGAATCCTGATGTGACGTTTACTGCTCCTGCTTCTGTGTAAGCGGATAAATTTTTGAATGTGCGTAAAACATCTTTTTGTGATACACCATCATAAACTGATAGTTCAGATGACATCTGTGGTGACGAGAATTTTATTTTCCACGCGATGTTAAGAAGACCAGCGTCTAACGAAGTGGGAACCTCTTTACCTTCGAAATTTGTTACGATTCCGATTTGGTAAATGTTCAATGTTGCTTGTTTCGTTAAACGCTCATCTCCTTTATTTCCTGTATAGAAGAAGTCATCTGATTGTTGAATAGGCATTTTCACTGTCCATGATTGATTGACCTTACGTTGCACGCTCCCTTGATGAGCTTGTACTAGTCTAAGAAGACTTTCTTTGTTTGCAACTATATTTGTAGAGGTTGGGTCTAATTCAAAGTAGGCCATGAATATTCCGTTTATTGATGTAGGTAACTGTGATGTGTATGTGACGTCTAATGATTGGAATCGATACTTCTGATAAGTTCTTGCTTTGACAGCGAGGTTTGAATTCGGGAACATGTCCGGCGAAATTTGTCTGCTGAATATGAGTTTAACCCCATCATCCAGATCTCCTCCTTTTACTGTCTGTAAAGAACCCACATAGTCTCGTCCAACCATCATTGTAGTAGTTGATTTGAGTCCTGATGTTCCTAATTTGTTTTTCTTGCTATTTCTAGCTTTATTTTGCACAAGAACGATTTTCTTGGGTGCGGTTTTTTGTTTGTTTCGAATGACGAGAGCGGTAGACGTTTGTCTCTTGTTCTTTGATTGATTTGATTGTTTGTTTATTTTTTGCATTTAGTGTGTATTTGAAATTTGTTTGATATAGTAATAATTGATTATAATTTTTCTTGGCTGCAGCTCCAATAGATTTATTTAATTGTTTAGTTCGGCACAATATATCAAGTGTTTTCCAAAATTTCACTGTCTTGTTAAGTAACCCTAGGGTTCTTTCATCTCCAATCAGTTTTAGCGCGTCCTCAAAGAATGCGAACATAGGTTTGAGGTCTGTAGATATGACAATTTTTGAGTCATTCATGGGGTGAGAATCTAAGAATGAAACGGTCTTAGTATTGTTTAATATTGCTACTCTCTCATCAAGAGGCCACAATATTCTCACTTTATTTACAAATAGTGTAGTTAATTTACAAATGAAATCTGTGAATTTTAGTTTTTCACTGGTATACTCAATTAGAAGCTCCACTGCGTCTAAGTGAGATTTCCTGTGGACAGCACAAATTCCATTAAATTGATCGTCGTAGGATACAGGGTCATGACCTAAAAGAACATCATAATAATAATCAACTGATAAATTTTTGATATGTTTAGCTTCAATAATTTCAGTTGACTTGCGTGATAATCGTGATATTTCTTTCAAGTAATGTCTGTATGCCTCGAGAGCAACATAACCAAATGACGAAAATACTGGTGCTTGGGAAAATTTTGATGACTTATAGTCAACAATTGGTTTTCCTGGATTATAGTATCCCATCAACTTATACAAAAATCCCAAACCATATGTGAATTTGGTGAAAAATGCAGTTGACTTAGCACACAGTCTTGTTAATTGGTATGATTTTCCTTCCGCCGTAGTGTTTTCTGATAGAAAACAAACTCCATCGACTGAGGATTTTTCCACTGTGATATTAATTCCTAATGATTTAACAAATTTAGCGAAAACTGGTATTAGTTTTGCAGGGAATGTAGTATCATCGCCATATCCATATCCGAGGTTAGCCATTGCTACTTTAGGTGACATATTACGTTTCACTCGGTTGAAATAGTACATTAAAAATAACATGAGCATACTATTTCCATATGACGTGAGAGCAGATCCAGAGAGCCTTGCGGCCATGGTTGGTACTGTCAAGTGGTTTTTGTTGATGTTTCCAACATCAAACACTCCAAATAATTCATTGTCCAAAAGTCTATATACTTCCTTTTTGTGTTGCGGATACACCTTCCCTAAAATCTTGTATTCTAACATACGTAATTTTAGAGAAATTGTAC